GTCGGAGCAATGCTTTGCGCCGAAGCGCGTTCGTAGAAATAGAAATCACCATTTAAAAGCTTGTTTCGAAGGCCACCGAGAGGACCATCGTTGAGGGTAGCGAGCTTACGGAGGTCATTCCCATTCATATCGATGTCGCCGGCCATCGTGCCGCCGGCCAAGGGAAGCAACGTCGTGAGTGCCGTCGCAATCTCGGCAAGCGTGTCAAATGCCGAAGAGACGCCGCCTTTGATTGCGCTTATTGCTGTGTCGACATAAGACTTCGCAGCTTTCTGCGTCGCGACCTTTTGGTCACTATTGTTAGCCAGCGTGCCGTCAGTGTCGAGGGCACTGACATCCACCTTCGCGTCGATCGCGGCGGCAGTCTGGCGCAGATCACACTTTGAGCCAGCTGCAAAGGATCGTGCTGTGGTGCCTTCCTGCCCGCGCACAATTGTAAGAATCGCGCCAGCACGCCCGGTGACCTTCACAATCTCTAAGTTTGCACTGGCGTCGACAATCGTCAGGGGGAACCAGTCCCCGGCACCCAACGTCGGAAATTTCGAGGCATCTCCCGACGCCACGCTGAGGCTGGTGTCGCCGGCCGTGATAGCGCCAGCAAGAGTTGAAACGGCGTTGTTGGCAACCTTTAAAGCCATCTCAAGGCTCCCTGATTTTGAGGATTGCGGAGACTTGCTTGGTTCGACCCTGAAGGGTCGAGATAGTAACGGTAACAGCGCCGTGGTCGCCATCGGCGCCAGCAGCGATCCAGATTCGGGCAACCGCGTCCGAACTATCGATATGATCGACTACTGCGGTCGTTCCCTGCAGCAGGGCATCGGCGCTGGTGATGCGGTCGCCGGATGGCAGCCAGCGGCTGAAATTGAAATCGAAATCGAGAAGGTCAGTCGGTGCCTTGGTGATGACGTCGACGCTCATTGAATCGCCTCCCGATCCAGCGGCACGACAACGGCGCGGCGTTCCGGACCGATCAAAACGGAGCGGTCCTCACGCATCACGGAAACCAGCCTGTAGTCCGACACTCTGACAATGCGTGCCGGCTGGGTGGCGCGTAGTGCCCGCCACGCAGGGGTAGCTCTGCCGACGAATCGGACAGATACCGCAAACTCGTTCGACACCCGTCGGACCAACAACATTTCCATGCTGGCTGCGATGTTGATTTTTGCGACGAGCACGGGGCGGCGAAGCAGGACACATGTAGCATCCAGGGCGGTGAAACCATGCGCGTGTGGGGTGACACGGCGAAGCAATCCAGCCTGAAAGTCGACCAAGACCGAAATGTCGGCGCCCATGCCTCGGCGGGGGATCACGACAGCCTCGGAGGCAATCGAGACCGTGACGCCCGAATCCATCTCAAGCACGAAGGTGCCCGCATCGATCGCGAGCGCATTCATTTCGCTGCCGTTGATCGAGCCGTGGGACAACATCAATCCACCTCGACTTCGAGCGCGCCGGCGTGCAGCACGCCTTCATCCGACGGCTGATACGTTTTTGACGACGAAAGCGCGTCATGGAACAGCAGGTTTCCACCGGTGGCGGCATCCCAAATGCCGAAATGCGTCACTGTGACTGGGCTGGCACCGTTATTGGCAGCCCAAAGCATTTCCTTGAGATTGGCGCTCAATTTCGCCGCAGCTGCGCCAAAACCCGTAGCAATCGCGCCGCCCTGTGCAGCGTCGAGCCGAACGTAAGCGGGCCACGCGACGGTTGTGACTTCGTTTGCACCGGCGTCGCCTGGATCGGCCGTGTGAAGCGACACATAGACCCGCGTCGGGGGCGTTACCGCGACGCCGCGTAGGAACTGGTTGAGCAATGCGTTGCCGAGATAAGTGCTAGCGGGCATCAGAGATATGCTCCCTTTGTGCGGAGCCGGGCGCCTTGCTGGCCTTTGGCTGCCTTGGTTGCCAGATAGTCGAGCCGCCCCTCGAACCACGAACGATGATCGAGGCCCAGCTGCGGATTGTCGGAATTGGGGTCCGTAAGGATTGCTCCGGCGGCACCACGGCCGATTTCATTTGCATAGTCGTTGAGCAGGAACGCCGGCAGTGACAGAGCATCACGTGCTGGCTTCAGAATCAGACGGATGCTCATGCTCCCGGTGGCGCGAGGAACGACGGTGACCGTGTTCGGCTCGAGCTGGGTTACGTAGCGGGCGGCGCCGCTCGAATCCTCCGTGATCGACCAAGTGGGGTCGTTGGCGTCGAGCCAAGCAACGGTCCTTGGCTCAAGTGCGACACCATCGAGAAAAGCTGCTTCGATGCGCTCGATGTCGGCATCCCTGATGGTGCAGACACCTTGCATGTCCGGTGCGGTGATCGGGAAGCTATCGCTCTCGCGCCAGATTTTCAGGCGGGAGCAGAGTTCGCGTGCTGCCATCAGGATATGGCGCTGTGCGACGATATCGCTGGCGTTCGGAGCGTATCGCAACACTTCCGGCAGGAAGTCGTCGATGTCGAGCATTCGCGTCATTTACTTCCTCCCCGGGCTCGTCGCGCTCTCGACCTGAGAGCGGAGACCGATGGCGGTTGCGAATGCCTGGTAGTGCGTGACGGCGCGTTGCGGCGAAGCCGCAGGATCTTCCTTGCTGAAGGCGCGGTACATCACATAGTCAAGCAACGCCGGCTGGTACTGATCGGCGATCCCGACCTCAATTTCCCATGTTGCCAAGGACGTTTCATCGCCCTCATGACGATCGACGATGGTCTCCGGCAGCTTCGCCACAGCCGCGTCCACTTGGCCGGTGCCGTCATTGCCCGGGTACACGAAGTATTCGCGCGGCAGGCCTGCGTCGAAGACGAACTGCCGGACCTCCTTGCGGAAAGGGACGTAGGATGGATCGTGCCAGCGCGGCTGGTTGGAATCGAGCTCGGCGCGCGATGCTGACCTAATGGCGCGGCCGGCTGCACCGTTGATACCTTCGACGTTTCGGAGGATATCGAGCAGCTGAAGGATGCTGGCATCATCGGGCAGCTTCTGCTTGGTTCCTTTCTCCAGCGTAAGCGTCATCGTCACACTCGACGCGGAGGGCTTTACTACCACAATCGCGCGCACGCCTTCATCCAGCCAGCCGGCGAGTTCAGCCAGCGGCCAGCGCACATGCTCCTCATCGAGGAGGAGGATGGCGGCGCTCGAGATGATGGCGCTTGCGAACATCAGTTGCCTCGACGCTTGTCGCGGCGAACAACGGGAGTGCGCGTCGGCTGGGGTGGCGTGGCGTCGGCTGCCGGTTCGGCCTGAGCTTCCTGAATTTCAGGAGCAATGATGTAGTGCTCCACCGAAAGCAAAACGGTCATGTGAGTGATGTTGTGGACTTCGGCCACGTAGCGGCCGTGCTTGTCCACGCGAAAGTCGTAAGTGTTGTCGCCGACGACGGGCTGGGCTGGACCAAGCTTGCACTGAATTAGCGGCATGTGTCTCCCCTGAAAGAAAACAGGGGGCTCGGAAATACAGAGCCCCCTTTCAAAGCTGAAAGCGGGTGCCGCTTACCCTTCGATGAGAAGGGTCAAGCCGATCTGGCCAGCAACGAACGTTCCCGCTGCGGTCGCGATCTTTACGCCGATGGATCGATCGGCGCCGGTCCTTACAGTGCGGAACGCCGTCTTGAGCGTTGGGCGAGCGCTGCCGCCAGCCTGGCCGAGGTTCAGGCCCGAGAAGAACTCGGCGCCGACGGTGCGCGCGCCGTTGTTCTCTTGCCACGCACCGGACATGATGCCGATGTCGAAAAGCAGGGCTGTGCCGCTATCCAAATCGTCCGTGTCAACGATCATGTCGACGACGCGGGCTCCCGCCGGGATGAGGGCGAGCTCGAGGATATCGTTGAGGGCCGGTGCTGCTGCGAAGTCATGAAAGAAGCGGTGTGCAACAACGCCGCCGGCGAAGGCCGGGAAAGGCGGGATGATGAGGCCCTTTGCATATTTGCTCTGAATGAGCGCCATTGATTTTCTCCTGTAAACTCCGACTGCCGGAGCGCGCTAACTGGAAAGAGAAAGCGCGGCCCGAGAGCCGCGCGCCTGACTTACGAGTTCGGGTCCTTTGCGGCGGTGTCCAGCGCCAGAAGGCCAAAGTCCTTGCCGTTGAAGCGCGTCTTCTTGACGCCAGCGATCACGCCTGCGGAGATCACGGGTTCGTTGCCGTGGTCCTGCATTTCTTCAGTCCATGTGAAGCGGAAGCCGCCGGTCGAGCCGAAGGCCACGACGCCTGCCTGGCGTCCCATGAACAGGGCACGAGCAGCGTTCACGTTGCCGCCAGCGCCGAAGTCGGAGAAGCGGATCACGTCCTCGTGCTCGTGAAGCACGACGTTGTTGATCATGCCGAGGCCGCCCTTGAAGATCGGGTTGTTGCGCCCTTCGGCCGTTGCTGCAGCCTTCTGGATTTCCAGCCAGCCGCCCTGATCGTTGGTGCGCAGGTCATAAGACTGGAACTTGCTCATGACGCAGACGTAGTGGGATTCGCCGTTGATCATCAGCGGCATCATCTGCGCGTTCTCAGGTGCGACGGCAGCCATCATGCTTGCCTTCGTGCCAGCCTTTTCGATCAGGCCACGCGAAATCTTGTCCGTCGCGTCGATCGATGCCTTGCTGGTTGCGTCGCCGCCGTAGAGGATGTGGTCGGTGTCGGGAGCCTGAATGGGGTTGGTCGCGTGACCGGTCCAGCTCGTGTCTTCAATGAAGTTCTCGTTGATGCCGCGGGCGCCGGCGAGATAAATGAAGATCATCTGGTCGATGAACTTGGACCAGTAGTCGGACAGGCGGTCCTTGCCGATCTTGCGGATGTTGTGGACCGTGCGCTTGCGGCTCATCTTGCCGCCAGCAGAAACGCCGTGGCGCATCTGGTCGATGAGGATTTGATCCGAGAAGAAGCGAAGGTTTTCTTCCTTGCCCTGCAGACGGTTGTCGCCGTATGTCGGCTTGCCGCGTAGCTGAACGGAAAGGTCGAAGGTGATGGTGTCGCCGGCGTCCGATTCCAGATCGGTAAGACGCTGGATCGCGTATTCGTCGCTTTCGCCGATGAACTTGCGGTCCCAGTAGCTCTTCGCGAATGTCGCGATGAAGAGGTTGCCGGACCACTTTTTCTGCGCCTTGGGATCACCAAAGCCGACGGTAACTGGGGCCATGAGTGCCAATCTCCTGAGTGAGGACAATCAGCACGTCTTGCGCAGTCACGCTCTAAATACTGGAAATAGCGTGTTGTTGCAATAACCGGCACATGATATTGAACCGGTGACTGCGCAAGAGGTGCAGCTTCTTCAACGGAGCTGCACTGATGACCGCGACAGCGCTGAAAAATCCCAAGCTTTTCTTCGACACAATCCGCGAGGACGGCGGCCTCTTTCGCGGCAGCATGTCGTCGTCGCAGGTTGCCGGCATCAATGCCATTCTGGCCGAGGACGCAAAGTTCAAGCAGGATCCTCGCTGGCTGGCCTATGAGCTTGCGACCGCGTTTCACGAGACGGCCCGCACGATGCAGCCAGTCCGCGAAACAAAAGCCGCGAACGACAACGCTGCCATCGCAATTCTTGATAAGGCTTTCGCAACGGGTCAATTGCCCTGGGTGAAAAGCCCTTATTGGCGCAAGGATGCTGACGGCAAGTCGTGGCTCGGCCGCGGCCTCGTCCAACTCACCCACAAGCGCAACTATGAAATTCTCGGCAAAGCTGTCGGTGCCGATCTCGTCGCCGATCCAGACCGCGCCATGGAAAGCCAGGTG